TTACACTAACGCTGCTGGTGTCGCTCCCATTTTACCAAGAGCAATCTCTCCTAGCCGCTCGTTCGCCCGATGCGTAATTGGAAATATTTTTTGCATATTTTCTTTTATTTTTTCAAGTGTGGACATGTCAACATTTGCTCTGTCAAAGATTTCTTTATTGCAGTAATAAATATTTTCTCCAAGATTCTCTTCAGAATACCATGCGACGGCTAATGGCTCATCAAGCATAAATCCTTTTGATATTATATTGTTGAAATCAATTATACTTAATTTGTCATATACCGAAATAACATTAGAAATCTCTTCAATACAGGCAGTAAAATATTTAAAATCATTCGTCATTATTTGAAAATACCTTAATGCGCAGAGCGAAAAAATTAAATCCATCTGCTTTGCTGTCAAAGAAGAAATATTTGCGAGCGCATCATCGGAACCAATTTGTAGGATTGATTGATTATCAGAATTTAGGCGTTTTTTTACTAGCCCAATAAGAATTTCATGCGTGTATTTATTGTCTGACCTTATGTATTGAGCGAGCGCATTTCTAATTGAATACTGCTTCCCTGGATCAGATAGAGTTTGAAAATTGAAGTTTACTTCTTGCAGTACATCCAGAAAAAACCTGTTAAATTCATTAATTCTTTTTTCAATTTCAATTAAAGCGCGAGCATTATATTTTTCACATTCTGATTGAATTAAAGATGTAGAAAATTCTTGGACCTCCTTTATACTTACCCCAGTATATACAGTTGGAGAATTATTGCCAAAAATTGAGTACACCGCAGCGCTATTGGCCGATTGTGTAATTTGTCCACTGTTATTTGTAGATTCAATGGAATTAGCTGATTTTTGTTTTTTACGAAATATTCCCCCGATGATGACCGCCAAAACAGCTCCACCGGCTCCACTAAAAAGTGGATTATTGACAATCCAATTCCATATATCTTCCAACCACGAAAATTCCATGCACTCCTCCTCTCATCTGTTATTAGAATACGTGAACTGAATTCCTATAACAAGTAGAGGTAAATACTGGCGGGACTATACCGCAGCTTGACGCCATTCCCATTTTTCAGCATGATTTCAAAAGGTGCTAGAAACACCTTGATTCAACAGCGGTTCCACACCCGACAGCTTGTGGTTTTTTTGCGTCTGCTGAAAAAGGACGCAATTGCGGAGTTCTGTATCTCCGGGTGTGGGCGATATACAATACCGGGCAACCGGAAAGTAGCCCGCCGTTCTGTTGACGGTTTCTAGCACCCGGAGTTTTGCGTTTTGTAAGCTCCAATAGAAAAAATCAACAGAGGTGCTTCATGTCTCAGTCAATCAGCCCGGCGCAGTGCGCGCCCCCACAAAATCCTCCAGATAACGTCATCATGCATCTTTACCACACGGCAGCAGCTATGGAGCATCTGGCCGGAACCCTGCCTGAAGATATGGACGGACTGGCCCACCTTATCGGCAAGTTGGGAAAGGATGTTGAGTTCTGCGCCATCCTTCTTGATGATGCGCCGCCGGATGCAGAAGATTAAATAAAGCGAAAACCCCGCTCTCACATGAGGGCGGGGTTCTGCGTAAGCGCGGTAAGCGCAGCATGGACAGAGGGCAATAAAGTGACTATTATGAAGGTGAGGGTTTCATGACCGAAAAACAAAAACTTGAAGCAGTCGGCTTTCTCGCAGGTTGGCTTGATAAGCTTAGTGTCGGGTGTTTGGTAGTCGGGTTGTTCCAGCCAACTCACATGATTGGCGGCATCATTGGAAGCCTGACCTGCTTTGCAGTGGCCATAACCCTTAAAATAAGGAGCGTAAAATGAGCTTTACTACAGCAATTACAAGTATTGTCATTCTCGCGCTTGCTGCTGGCGCGTGGGGAATATGGCTGACGCGCAAGAAGCAGCATTAAGTCGCGCTTATAACGACCTTTATGGCCCTCTGGAAACAGGGGGCTTTTTTCATGCCCCGCCCACCGGGGTGCCGGTGGTGCCGCTGCCGGACTGAACCCCCTTGTGGGTGTGGCCGCGTAATGAAACGGAGCCTGCGGTTACGTCATTATCTGGAACGGCAACGCCGCCCTGGCGCACGGTGAAGTCGCCGTACAGGGTAGAACTGCCGGGGCCGCCCTCATAGCCTTCGGTGGTGAGGATGCCCTGAATTTTGACAACAGGGGCGCGCAGCAGAATTTCTTGCCCGCTTTCAATGACAAGCTTGCCTGTGGCCTTGATGGTTTCCGTTCCCTGCACGGTAACGGAATCGGCCCCCTGCACAAGCATGCTGCGGTTGCCAGCAATGTTGATCTGCCGATTGCCCTTGACGGTGCTTATGTGGTCGCCGCCCACTGTTTCCACGGCATTTTTGCCAGTGGTGTGGGTTGATTCGCCCCCGGCCGTGAGGTTCATCGTGCCCAAGGTGCCCAGGTCTGCCCTGGATCCTGCCAGCATGGTGAGCTGCGTTCCCACTTCCACAGTGCGGGTGCCGTCGACCTCAAGCCGCGAATGCTCGGAAACCTGCTTTGTTTCCGTGGCCAGCTTCGTTGTGCTGTCCATAGCTTCCACACGACGGGACACGCTTTTATCCGTTATTGCCGCGTCCGTTTCCCTGCTCCAATTGCCCCCGGCGTCTGCCCGCTGGAATGTTGTGGGGCCCTGCTGCAGCAGCATTTCTTCCGGCCCCACCTGTGGCAGGGAATCACCCATGCCGTAAATCTGCCTGATTATGGGGTGATCCTGCCTGCCATAGGCGAAGCCCACCACAACCAGCGCCCCGGGCCTGGGCGGCGCGAACACGCCAGCCTCCCCACCTGCGCCCATAGGCACGGGCAGGGGCACGGCCGTGTATTTGGGAAAGGCCGGATCCGGTTCCATATCCGCCGTAAGAATTTCAATGTCGGCAGCCAGACGCGGACGAAAACGCTCAGAACTTGCCCCCTGGCCAGGCGCATCGGCAATGGCCAGCACGCGCCCGTACCTGTCCAGATGCAGACCGCCGGAAAGCTCAGGAAAAAGGCGTAAAATGGCATTTTTCAGGATTGCTTGCATTTGAACCTCATATGAATGCCCGCCAGAGTCACCGTTTCAACCCTGCCCCCGCCCGATGAGGCATTGACCACACAGCCCGGGCGCAGGCCCGGCACTGCCGCAATGGTGCGGCTGCCGTCTGCCGAAATTTTCTTGAGCATCTCTTGCGGGATTTCCACCTCCCGCCCTTTCCAACGGGAATCTGCCCAGGAGCCCGCGAAGATTTTGCCGTTGCCCTGGGTAAGCCAGACGTAATCGTCAATATGAAAAACGTCTCCCAGGCTTTGCATGGCGTGGTACGCGCTGCCGAAACCGTTGAACGCTGGAACCTTGGTATCCGCATAGGGCTTATCAGGCACGATGAAGGCAAGCCCGGTCTGCTCTGCGTATGCGGCAAGCACATGGCGCATGGTAGGATGCCGCAGGGCCACGGGGCTGGCCTTGTCCAGCCGAGCGGAAAGCTCACGGCAAAAAAGCTTTTGCTGCCTGGCATCCACAGGCGTGGATGTTGCCACCTCACCAGTAAAAAATTGCGTGAGAGAACTTTGCATGCTCCAGCCCAGGGCAAATTCCACCTGCCCCTCCAGCCTTTCTTCGGCCCACACCTGAAACGTGGCCACGCCCGGACGGTCGAGATCCAGCCGCACTTCTTCAGCCACGACAGGATATTCCACACCGTTGACGGTAAGGCGCTTGAGCAGCTTCACTGTTCAGACTCCGGCCCGATGGCTTCATTCAATTGTTTCAGCACTCTTTCAAATGAGCTCAGGTTTTCTTCTTTTTCTTCCTCATCGCCGCCAACTGCCGCGCCCGCATTTTTTTGCGTGGCCACAGGCTTGGCCCCCTGGCGTGATTCGTCCATCTCGGGCACGGAGATGTGTTCGGTCAGGGTAAAGCTGATTTCCCACAAACGCAGGTTTTCTGCCTCGTCCACCTTGATGTTGCCGGTGAAGCTCCCCTGGCGCATACCAACGGCGTTTGCCGTGTCGTTGGTGATCGTATAGACCTTGCCGTCCTTGCCCTCGGTAGCCTCGGCCACGCGCATGAGCTGGCGCAGCTCGTCGGCATGTTTGAAGCGCAGGGAAAGGCGCACTTCCAGCTTTTTGCCCTTGTTGCCTTTTTTGGCTGTGGCTGTGGATGAGCTTTCGCCCGAGGCGTCTTCGCTTTTAAGCTGCTCGTTGACGCTCACGTTGAGCCCGAAGCCGGGCACGGTAAAATCATCCAGAATCAGAAAGGACATGCGGCATTCTCCCCAAGGCAGGTCAGACAGGCGGCATTGGTGAGTGTTCGGCGGCACAGGCCGAAGCTTTCACGATAAAAGGCCACCTGATCAGGCTTGCCAAACCAGCACAGCAGGGACGTGCATTTGCTGGCCTCGTCAAAGGGTATGGGCAATTTGCCCAGATAGCGGAACAGGTACGGCCCCGGCGCATGAATGCTGAAGCCCACCCAGGCGTCATTGCCGCCTGTCATGCTGTCGGCCAGGGCTTGCAGGTCCGCCGCTTTTTCCTGCAGCTTTTGTGTCTGTTTTTGGGCAAAAGCCGCCAACATGTCGCCCGGGGAGGTGGCCCCCATGCCCGCGCCTTCTCCCGCGGCCAACATACCGCCCAGGGCTTTGGCCACGGCCTGGCCAGTGGCGTTTTTTTGCGGCGCCATCTGGCCCCAGGCAGGGAAACCCGGCCCTTTGGGAATGGTAAACTTGTCCGTTTCAAGGGTGGACAGGGCCTTTGCCCGACGGCAAACCTGCTCCAGTTGAGGGATGGGATAGACCTTGTTGAACCCTTCCAGTGCCTGGGCCATAGCTGCATGGCTGACTGTGGCCACCAGCATCACGACAAGCGCCAGCTCTGTATTGTCGCCATCACTCGTAACTTGCGCATCCTCAAACCTGCTGGCCAGCGTGGCCAAAGCCTGCGCAGGCGTAAGATAGGCGTATTCCCCCTTGCGGGTGCCGATGCCGTGCTGAAAAGGCGTAATGGCCATAAACGCCGCAGGCTCGGCCAGAGCTGTGCTGGCCTGCTTTCTGGCTTGTGCCATCTGCGCCTCGAGGTCGCCGGATCCGGACGGGGGAAGGTCAAGCCCCTGCAAAGATCTTGCGCCCTGAGCAAGGCCGTTTTGCAAACCTGCCAATGCAGGGCCGAGCCCTGCAGAAAGATCGGCAACTGAACCCGAAGGCGAAAAACTGACAGGCTGAAAGCTCATATTCCCTCCAGTGCCTTGAATTTTTCCACAAGGCTGCCCATGCGTTTGCGGCCTTCCTCGGGCATAAGCGCATCGATGTCGGCAACGATCTGCAAAGCTTCGGCGCTGTCAATAAAAGGATCGCAATTTTCCAGCCGGATCCAGCACCTGTTGCGATAACAGCGCGTGGCCAGGGCAAGCCCGCCAGTGCTGGCCGTAAGCCCCCGGCACACGCCGGGCAGGTAGGTGCGGGCACGCAGCAGGCCAGACAGTCCCTCGTCGTTCCAGGCCTGCCCGATATGCGCAAAAATATCGGCAATGGTTGTGCGCAGCCCCAGGCTGAAGATACCGCCGCCCTGGGTAAACAGGCAGTCTTCCGCAACCAGCCGCCCACCGCGATGCGCCCATCCACCGAAAGCGCGCACGTCAAAGGCGCGCCCCCAGTTGTGGATCCAACAGCGGCGCATGGTCAGTTCCACAAAATCCTGCACCTCGGGGCAGCGGCGCCCAGCGCCCATAATAATGCAGTCTTCCATTTCCCAATGGCCGAAACGCATGTCGTGCCCTGGGTTATCGCCGTTGCCGGCAAGCACGGCCTTGATGCCGCCCAGAATAACGCAGCGCTGCATCCGCACGATGGCCCCGTCGACACCGCTGATCACTTCATCTTGTTTCGCGGTGGGGTAATCGCGAAAGTCGAACACGCGGTCACTGATGACTGTGACACGCCCTGGGCCGCGCGCGGTGGCACCGTCTTCCTTGGGCTTTTCTGGCCCGGTGCAGACGCCGCCCCGGATCTCGGTAGGCAGTGCGGTGGATAACATGAGGAACCTCTAGACGGCGTAACTGACGACTATAGCCTGCACAGCTTCTGCCGTATCGGCAGCGGCTACAGCGGCAAGCAATGCGGCCCGGCGGGCTGCCAAGGCATTGCGCACGTACTCCAGCCCCTCGGGGTCTGAAGCTGCCAATAGGCCAGCCTCTACCGCCACTGTTGACGGCGTGGGGTCAGACAAGGCTACGGCCCCGGCGAGAGCCGCCTCATGCCCGGCAATGATGGTCGCCACCTTTGCGGCTTTAACGTCCGCCAGTGGTTGCTCTGGCCGTGTTGTCAATGCGCCCGTCGGCAGCGGGCCGGGCGTGTGCATGTACCGGGCCGGGGTGTCGTGGGTGTCATCGGCCAGCCAGTATTCTGTCCCCTCCTGCTCGTCCTCGGCGGAAAATGCGGGGGCTTTGCGCTCCCGGTGATCCTCAACCAACACCCAAGTGCCTTTAACATGCTGCGGCCACTGCCGCCCCCAGGGACGGGGCGGCAAATCGTCGGGCGTGGAGTTGTACGGAGGATAGCCGTGATCTTCGGCAGAGGACGTATAATACTGTTCAGGCCGGGAATATCTGTGGGCGATTGCCATAAAAACTCCTTAAAAATTTTTGTCGCCTCTCGGCGTGGGAGACGTGCAGGGTGACCGGGGGCGGAATGCTAACGGGTCTGCTCTGGTCGTTACGGGCACGGGGGCGTCTGGATCCGGTGCGCTGTATCATCCGGGCGGAGCTAGCGAGTTTTTGACGGGTCAGGGGTCCAATAATGCACGATTTTCCAGCCTCTCTATTGACCTCTCCCGCGTCCAACCCATCGGCCCCACCAACGCCCCTCGGCGTTGGGGCGCGTTGGCCTGCGCATACCTGGGCCAGCCTGCCTCATGACGCCGGAATACCGAGCCAGCAGCACGCGAGAGCACCCCAACGCCTGGGAGCAAACGCGGGGCCTGTGGGCTGGACGCGCGCGAGTGAAAAATCAGTTTCCCGGAAAACGTATGACCCACCCTGCCAGCCCGTTCGCTGTTTACTGCCGTAAAACGGCCCTGTCGGGGCGTAGCCCGTGCCAGCAGTTGACATATCAATAGCACCGACAGCGCCTGCTGCGTTGCGCCCCCGGTCGCCATCAACGCCTCCCACGCCGAGAGACGCACCTGCCATAAATCTGGTCATCTCCGTCAAATCCGGCATCAGAAGAGTGTCGGCCGCTTTGTTCCAGAAAAATTTTGCCACGCCGCCGATGTTCGACCAGGAGACTTTGGAGCCGTCCGCGAGTGTAGCCCACGCCGCATTGTGGGCCACCTCATACTCCGCAAGCGAGGCAAACAGCCGTGCTGCCCCGTGGGGCGTGGAGAGGTAGGCCGCCATCTGCGGGTATGTGGCCGCAAAATCGGAAATGATATTGGCGTTGGCAGGCTTGAAGCCGGGACGCACAAGCGTGTCCTCCCACCAGACATACTGGCCGATGGGGTACGGAGCCATACCACCCAATATCTGCCAGCTACTGCTGGAATAGATCAGGGTGTAGACCTGCCCCTGGGCAAGCGCGCCGACCTCAACAGGTACCCCGCAGTACGTGAGCGGTTTGGCCCCACTGTCATTGATGTTCAAGGTGGGGTTGGCAGCGGTGTTCACGTTGGCAAACACCACCTGAACAATCTCGCCAGGAACAAGCGCGAAGTGGTCAAGGCTTGCGGTTTTGGCCGCTGTACCCGCTGCTGTGGCGCATATGGTGTACCGCCCGCTGACCTTGAGCAGATCCTCATCCATATGGCAGGTCACATCATCAGGACGCATAGTGCCCGCCACTTCGGGCGTGGCCACGTCCGGTATGGGCAGAGCGCCAGAGGTTTTGCGCGGTCGCAGATCCGTAACTGTGCCGTCATCCTCTATGCGGGCAACCAGGGCGCGGTAGTGCTTGAGGCATGTTTCGTCCGCTACGCTGTCAGCCAGGGGGGCTGTGGGCGGCGTAAGCATGGGCGCGGCCTCGGCAATACGGTCGCTGCCGGTATGGCGCAGGCACACGTCAAGCCAGACATTCTGCGGCAAGTTTGCAGCTTCAGGCGTGGCCAGGGGCAGAGCTTCCGCAAGCTCGGCGCGGATACCGCCCACATAGCCCAGGCCAGGGGTAAAGGCGTAGGCCTCTGACGTTTTTTGCAGCAGCCAGCCTTGCGCGTCGAAAAAGGCATGGCCGTAAATGTCGAAGTTGGAAAGGCGCTCACGCTCGTCCATGCCATTGAGGCGCACGGTAAAGTCCAACTGCCACACGTCTGCGCTGATGGTCAGGCCAGTGAGCTCGCGCGCGCCGGTGAACGTGAGCAGAAAGTTGCGGGTCAGGTTGTTGCCCGTCTTGCCGTTGGCCTCGTCGTAGCGGCGTTTTTCCAGTGGCGGGAACGTGGCCACGGCCACCAGTGTCTCGTGCTCGCTGCACCACAAGCCCTGCCAGTTGAATGTAAAATCGCCCATATCGCTGCCAAGCATGGCGCTGTAGACAACCTGGTTGGGGTTGACGTAGGCACGGTACTGCGGCGGTATAGCGTAGCGCAGGGCAATTTGTGCTTCTGCCGGCACGGTGACGCCGGGCGCAATGGCCTGGGTGTGATCCTGCCCGGGCACGTTGGCCAGGATCATAGTGTCGATAACAAGGGCCTTGCCTTCGGCCTGAAGCCGGGCAATGAGGCTTTCGCCCGCTGCGGTCAATATTGTGCTCATGCGTGGGCCTCCACGGTAGCTGCATGGTGGTCAAAAACAGAAAGGCGCGCGCCAGCATCGGCAATGGTGCGGGTGCTCATGGCGGCTTCTACGGTTTCCTGATGCCAGGAAAAGCGGCCCACATGGGCCAGGGCCGGAATGGGAATGCGGCTGTCGAAATAGTAACGGCGGCAGGTGCGGCCGTAGTCTTCAATAATAATTTCCAGCACGTTCTGCTGGTCGGGAAACTGCGAATCATCGGCAATGATGCCCACGCGATCCCAGTCCTGCCCCGGTACGCGCTCGGCCAGGGTCAGGCCGCCAAGCTCCAGGCGCTCAAAAATACGCCCCCAACCTGCCGTCTGACCGGAATCTTTGGCATTGGCATAGGCGTATTTGACGCGCAGGCGATAGAGGCGTTCAGGTTCCCCGGGATAACGCCGCACGCAGCGCTCCCAAGCAAGCAGATTCAGCGTGCGTTCGTCGCAAGTCATGGGGTCGCGGTTATCAAGACTCCAGGCTGCGGTTTTACCAAGCAGGGAAAACCACGCATGGGCTGCCTTGCCGAGCTTGGTATTCTCGGCTCCGTCCATCCAGAAGGACAAGGAAAACGGCGAGAGCGGCGAGCTCATGCAGCAGCTCCCATTGTAATGTCGAGGCGTTCAAGCACTGGCAGGGTCAAAAGCGATACAATATCCTCGCCCCGGTGAAATTCCACACTTTTCAGATCCGGCAGAGCCGCATGCAGTTCGTCGCCAAGGCGGGAAAATGAAAACCGGGACTGAGGCAGGGGCGTTGTCATATTGTAAGCCGTGTTCTGGCGGAAGGCGCAACGGATGCGATTTTCCACCTCTTCAAGCAGTACCGCGCGCCGTTCGGCCCCGGCCTCATCCACGGCATGCACAGTGACCACAAGCGCTTCTGGCTGCTCAGGTATGGGCAAACACAGCAGATCATCGCCATGCCCGTGGTTGCCCCCGTCCATGATGTACCCATTAATGGCATCGCACAGGGTTTGCGGAGCAGGGCCACTCTCGATCATGACATAGCAGTTGGCAGTACCAGGCCCGCGCACGGCCTGACGGGCTTCAAAGTACAAATAGTCGATACGCACGCCTGTAAAAGCCGCAATTAAAGCCTTGTAGGCCGCGTCATGATGTAACTGGCCAACGGCTGCAAACTGGTTGCGGCAGCGCAGGCGCAGGGCATCGTCTTTCTCCGTATCCGCGCCCGGAGTATCCAGCCAGTCGGCGGGGTTGGTCACATCCACAATGCCGTTAATTGGCTGTGAAAGAATGGAGTAATAGCCCGCGCCCAGGTTCCATGCCTCGCCGTGCTCTTCAGCTTCCACAAGCACTTCGAGAGCAATATCACCGTTGGGTATAACGGCCGGAGCGAGGGTTTTTACCCTGTAAACCACGCCGTTGACGGGAGGCGTTTCAATGTATACGCCGCCCGGGATGTTCAGCTCACCTGTAGCCGTGGCCCTGGTGAATACAACGCGCCCCCGGGCGGGCGCCGAGCCTTTGCGGACGAGATTGAGCCCCCAGGCGTATACGTCCAGATACACGCCAGAAGCGAAGCGCAGGAAGGAATTGGGCAACACGTCTTCGACCAGCAGGTTGACAAGCCACTGTGCAGGGCGCGTAACAATGGACGTAATGAGACGCCAGAAGGGAGAAAAAGACGAATCGTTACGGATGAGCGATCCTTCGCCCTGATTAAGCTTTTCCCACTCGGCCCGCATGTCAGATTCGGTCACAGGCATGCCAGAATCGCGTACCATGCCCGTGAACAGTTCTTTGGCGAAACTTTCCATTATGTCGTCTCCGTTGCGTTACCCGCAATGGCCAGAAATGATATGCGCCCAAAGGCCAGAGTTTCGGCTGTAAGCCAGAATTCCACGCGCTCGCGGCTGATCCACACTTCTTCAATGGCAGTTGTGCCTGGTTTGATACGGCTGTCCTGGTCGACCATCAGCGTGAGTTTGACCAGGTTCGTCTTGCGCCTGCGCACATCGCGCTCGCCTACAAGCTCGACAAGCAAGCCACTCTCACGGATCATGTGCAAAATGTCCTGGGCGATACAGGGACGATCTGTGACAAGGACCGGGTAGCCCCCGCCGTCGAGGGATATGTCGTCGTCAACGATAAGCAGGTCGCGGTACATGAATTTTGCCATTACCCGAGCCCCATTGCCTAAAAATCATTCATATCGGTGGCGTTTTCGACGTGTATGTGCTGCTCGCCAATGGTTACACTGCGGCCATTGTTGTTCATGGTTGACGAGCTGCCGCCAGACGGCATGACGCCCTCGTGCTGCACCTGCAGGGTTTTGGACTGCTTGAGGCTTTCGACCTCCAGATCTTCGGGAGTAGACGGCATATCGACAAGATTTGCAGCCTTCCAGTTCATAAGCTTTTCAGCCTGCTCACTCATGCCGGGCACATGCGAGAGCAGCTTGCCGATAGCATTTATAAAGAACTCAAGAGGCGTGAGGACTGAGGCAAGGGCGAACCGCAACAGCTTTGTCCATGAAAAATCTTTAAAAAGGTCGGTAAACAGCCGCCACCGCTCGGCCAGCGTATCCATTAGCAGAACAAAGGGTGCGCCGATGGGCCCCAGGGATTCAAAGAAACCGCGTAACAGCCCCCACACTTTTCCAATACTCGCCGAAACTTCATCCCAATACATCACGCACATAATCAGCGCCCAGATAAGGAAGCCGATGGGGTTGGCCCGTATGGCCACCGTCAGCAATTTGAATACGGATGTGATGCCCTTGATTGCCCCAACAACAGGCATACTTGCGAGCTTGAACAGATTGAAGGCCATAGTGCCAACAGCCACAACCGCAGCCAGTGACAGCAGGGCAAGCACCACATAGCCAATCACGCGGGCCACGTTGGGATACCTGGTGATCCACTTGTTGATGGTGTCCAGGTGGTCACTGGCTTTATGCGTCCATCGCTCAAGGGTGGGCAGCAGCTTTTGCATGAAGTTAGTCTTCACATAGTCCAAGGATGCGCCGAAACGCTGGAATGCATCTGTTGTCTGCCGGGCCGATGCCCTGGCGCCGTCCATGTTTGTGACTGTGGAAACGTCCTTGATAACCCGGGTGAGCTCGCCCTGTTTGGAAAGCAGGGTGTTGAGGAAGGCCCCCGCCTTTTCATCGCCCAGAGCCTTGCCAAGGCTGGCCTGTTGCGCAGTGGTGAGGGTGTCGCCATATTTGGCCCGCACACGTTCAAGAATATCAACCATGGAGAGCATGCGCCCCTGCTGGTCGGTAAACGATACGCCCAGGGCGCGCCCTGCCGTGCGTGCCTTGTCGACCAGCAGCTTGTACTGCTCCCCTGCTGCCGTGCCGCCCATGTCTCGCTGGGCAGCGGCTATGACCGCCATTTGTTCGCCAGCAGATATTCCAGCACGAACAGCCCTGTTGCCCAGGGCGTCAAAACCCGCAGAAATCTCTTCCCCTTTGGCCTTGAAAGCTTTGGTTACGAAAGCGGTTTGCCCGACCATCTGTTCAGCCCAGCGGGCCTGCCCCATATTGCCAGCCTGAGTCTCGAACAGACCATGCATCTTGGATACATACCCTGTCATACTGTCCACGCTGGAACGGCTGGCCATAGCAAGCACATTGCTGGCGGTGGTAAACGTTGCGAGCTCCTTGGCGGTAAGCCCGTCGACCTGCTCCTGAATGGCGGTGGAGGACTTGATGACCTCCGTAGCACTCTTGCCATACTGCATGGCAAAACGCCCGGCCTCGGTTTGCAGAATCTTGAGCCCTTTGGAATCAACGCCCAGGGCTTCCACTTCGCCCAGGGCGTGATTGAGTTCAATAGCTGGCCCGGCAAGGGCTTTGATTGAGAGCGCCGTTCCCGCCAAGCCCATAGCGGCAGACCCCATGCCAATGAATGCGCCTTTAGCCCTGTCAGCCAGTGTTGAGATATTGGCCTGCAGCTTGGCTATCTTGCTTGAAGCGCCATCTTGCACGCCGATGGTGAAAAAGAGTTTTTCCAGCTTTGTGGCCATAATTTTCAGGGGTTAAAGGCTTTAGAGATGCCATTGGCTACGGCGATATTCATTTTTTCCCAGTAATCACGCTCTAGAAATACGGCTTCGGCCATGCAGTCCACGTCAACCTCACGCCCGGGAAACCATTTGCGGCAGAGCACAAAAACCTGGGACAGCCCAGGAGTTTCCAACTGCGCCGCAAGGCGCTCTACTCCCCCACAGTAACGGAAATTTCAGGCGCGTATTCCTCCACCAGCATGGACGCAATGTCGAAAATGACGCCGGGCATGGCGACAAAATCTTTAAGTGCTTCCTTGTCGTCATCATGCACGGCGCGCATAAGCATATTCTGCGTAGGCGCGACCTTTTTGTTGGCCGTAAGCTCATTGATGTATTTGTTGTAGATCTCGGGCGTCATGTCGAAATGCAGGGGCTTGCCGTTGACGTTCAGAGTGATGGTCTTTTTCATTCCTTTTCTCCATTTTCAGGGTTGACTTTGCGTTGAATATACCGCTCAAGAGCGCACACCGCGGCTTCATAAATTCTGCCCACCAGTTCCAGCCCGCCCCACCCCACCAGAAAAAACAGGGTGTAGTGCCATTTTTCGGGCATTTCGGCTTGAATGAGCGGGCATGTCATGTTTGTGGTGACAACGCCGCCCACAACTTCCACGAAGGTCTGCCCGATGGAGCGCCCTTTGCGTGCCGAGTGCATGAGCGCCCCGCTTGCGCCATACAGACTGGCGGGCAGCAGGGTGAATTGCAGGATCCGCTCAAGATAGGTCAGGTCGACGGGATCCTGCATCACTTACTCCCAGGCGTTTGATGTTCATGCGCCCATTCCCGCAGGCGTTTCAGCTTCTTATTGCACTCTTCCAAATCCTGACGAAGTGACGCGGTCACTTCGAGGAGTTCACCGTTATTGCCGCTTTGGGGAATTACTGTTTCCGGGCACTCCTGCATCAGGACTTCGGGGGGCATCCTTTGGATAACTTCCGTCTTTACCAGTGGACTTGTGGAGCATCCGCCAACCATCAGCAGGCACAACACCAGTGGCCCAAATTTTGAATATCTCATCCTTCATGGCCTCCCTGATAGATTGGCGTGTTGTGGCCCGTAATTGCGCTATGGTTACCCGGTCCTCGTCCCATCCAGTTATGGCGCGTTCACTAATGGATACGCTGCGGGTCAGGGCTTCAACAGATTTGGCGTTCTCGGCGTTGACAGCATGCGCCACCGCAAGATCGTGTTTGGCAACGGTCAGGGCATCGCAGAGAAAATAAAGGGCCACGAGGACGAGTACAAACAGGGCGCACAAGGCGGCGCAAAGATATTTCATGGCAGCACCTTTCATTCTGTTACCCTGTCCACTGGCGACGCGGGCCCATATCAAGATGCACAAAGCCGCGCCGGGGGTAGCGGCCAATGCCGCGAAATCCAGCTTCCACAGCTTTTTTTACAAACGAGTCCTGCTCATTGGCGGGGCAGGCGCAATCAAAAGCTATTTTAAGATGCTGCGAGCTCTCCACCCCGCCAACGGCCTTGTTATGCGCGCTGCAGCGATGCCCCGAGGTGATAACGATGGGGATCCCGAGGGAGTCCCGCAACTCCTGCAGGGCATCCATGCTTTCAGAGTCCAAATACATTTCGCCACAATGGGAGCAGGAAACTTCTTTCGGCGCGAAATTTGGCCACGGCCACGGCCCGGAATATTCGTTGAAATGACGGAACAGCTTAGGCATAACGTGCATCCTTAACTGGGGGTAACAATGCCCTCGGTTTCCGACGTGCCCAGGTACGGCACGCCATTGATGTGTACAAAGTCGGGGCTGGTGACGAGGAATTTCACCTTGGTGGTATGCTTGGAAGCCCCTTCATTGGCGTTGATGGAGAGCAGGCTTTCGACCTTGAGCTTGCAGCCGAAGGCCTCGACCTTCATTTCCTCACCGCTGGCGGCCTTGGCGAAAAACAGCATGTCGAACTCGGGCAGCTCGCGCCACGAACCTGCCGAGGCTGCCGCTTCAGAAAGAATGGATACGCCCAGGGCGTCCAGATCCATGTCGCCTTCGGCCCCAACGTCACCGGCAACCCAGCCGTTGGGCACGCCCTTGTCCTTGGCGACCTCAATATTGTCTGTAATGCCCAGGGTAGCTTGGCTCACGCTGAGCGAGAGATCCCCGATGGTGATGTCAAAATCCTTGGCTCCGATTCTTTGACGCGACATATGGCGCTCCTAAGCGTAGTTGGTCAGATCCAACAAAAGGTTGCAGGTGATGGCCTTGGGGCAGTTGTAGGGGCGGGCCGTGATCCAGACCTCCAACTCATATTTGGAGAGCCACACAAGGGTGATGGCGTCTTTGGCGGGAGGGTGAATTTCACCGGGAAAGGGAACACCGAGGATCTTGCGTTTTTTGGCCATTTCGCGCAGGGGCCGGGCAAAATAGGTTTGAGCGGCGGCGATGCTTTCCGGGGTTTCATTGAGGGTGCGGTCGCCTATGCGGGCCACCGCCAGAGGATACACCCGGCGCATGCACTTCTGCACGACGCGCAGATTTTCAATGACCTGATAGTCGCCGCCGTTCACGTCCAGCACATTGCCATCGCCCCAGTAGATACCGTCATAGCCGGGATGCCATTGCGGTACGGAAAAACGGGCCTTATCCAGAGCATACAGCGTGGCCATGTCGAGATTGCGGCCATCCTTGTCCGTAGGCTTTACGCTCCATTCACCAAGCAAAGAGCCCGTTTTCACGCGAATGGGAGAATCTGCCACCGTGACGGACTTGTTGCACAACCGCCCCATGTAGGTTCCGAGCTCATGCCCGTACATGGAGGCAGTAAGCGTGACCTGATCGGCCACAAGGCCGCTGGTGATGGGTGATATGGCCGAGCGGTAGTCTTCCCACGTTTCAGTTTCAAGCGGGGCGCGGGCGGAGGCTGCCATGAACACAGGCGCCATATACTTGGCCATGATGGTTTCAGCCTTGGCCTGCATGCGCTCCACTTCTACAGCCTGGGAAACAGGATCCGTAAGGCAGATGCCCTCGACCTGCATTTCTTCCACGGCCAGATCCACGGCATCCTGCCAGGTGTCGCCATCACGCAGGGGAAGCACGGCGGCATTCCAGTTTTGCCCGGCGTTGAGCTGGGCGGCGGCAACCTGCTTTTTCAGATTTGACGATTCAAGCCCAAGCACAGCGTCAAGGTCGCTTTGCGCGTTGACGGAAATGAGCTTGCCTTCATTGGTGCCCGCGCCCTGGCCAGTGAACAGCAAAAAGTTTTCAACGGCGGTCAGCGGGCCTTGAATCAAATTCAGATTGTTGACTTGTACGGTTCCGAGCATGGGTATCCTCTCTATCCCTTGCGGGTGGTCTGCATGATTTTGGCGGCAAGCTGTTCGCTATATTCTTTGGCCTTGGCCGAAGTAACGCCCAAAAAGGGACGGGCAGGAACAGTATCACGCCAATGCTGCTTGCCCTTGGCCTGACCAGTACGCATAAGGCGCAAAATAAGCGCCGCCTGCCCCAGAGTGAGAGTTTGCTGCAGAGCCTTGGCGCTCATTTTTTTGGCAGGCTTGCCCTTGCGCGCGCGCCTGTAGCCAGCCTGATTCAGAGCTTTAGCCTGTGCGCGGGTACAAGGAGCCTTGTAATTGGGGATACCCCGCTCTGCCCTGGCCCGCTGCGGCGTCCAGTCTTCGCCCTGGCCCCATTGGTGGCGGCCGGCAATGCCTGCTTCAAAATTGTTGCGCCAGCCCACAATGACGCCCCCGCCTTCAGACGCCTTGCTGATGACTGCGAGTTTTTTTGCCAGCCCGCGAAGCATTGCCGCTTTTTTCCGGCTGGCCTGACGAGGGGTAAAGGGCTGACCTTCAAAAGTTTTTTGGCCACGGATATTCTGTTTTGCGGCAGAACGAACCATGCCGCCCAGGGCGTGTGCGTGCTTCTGCCGTGCCCGCACATCGTGTTTGAAGGCGTTGAGCTGGCGGTCGAGCAGACTGTTACGGGCATCTGATTTTATGGTCAGGCGAAAATCACTCATCTGCCATCACCCTTGCCCGGTATATGGCCCGCCCCGGTATTAACGGCGGCAAGCGCCGTAAGCGTGGTTGCAGGCGTGATGGTCACGGAAGCCAGGGACCAGCGCGTACCGTCAAAGGGTATGTTGCCCGCCGGATCCTCCACGGCTTCCAGCCTTTCTTCAAACTCTATGGCCACCTGCACATCGCAGTCCCCACCACGGATATTGAGTTCGATATCAAGAGCCGGATCAGCAAGGCCGTCACGGGCCGGATCGCATTCAATAAGCCATGTGGTGATAAGGGCGGCAAAATCGTGCCCGGCCCCCGGGTAGCGCTCAATCTGGATCACGCCGTCGTAGCGGAATGTGCCAAGCTCAACCTGCCGCAGCACGGGGGCATCTTCCCCCGGCTCCGGACGCAGAGGGCCGCGGTCACGGCCCAGGGGATACAGATCGCCCTGGTCGGCATAGGCAAACACCTGTTCCGGCGGCAGCCCCGTAGCCTCAAGGATATGCCCGACAAGGGCGGCCAGTTTGCGCATCAGATGGCCTCCACCGTGATGAAGGTACGGCCCGTGATCGCGGCCAGAGCGTTTTCCGCCTGGGCAAAGAAGGCCTGAGCGCTTTCCGGCGCTTCCTTTGCATCGTTGCGGGCGGGTTCGCGGCGTTCAATGGTGGCGAACTGCGGCAACAGCAGGGCCTTGGCCCGGCAAAATACTGCCCGCTTGTAGAGTCGCAGCGCACCGCCAGAAATGCCGTGAACAGAAATTTGATCAAGGGCAGTGTGGCCAGATGCCTGCTGTTTTTCACGCCACGCGGCCAGTTCGCCAGCGGCCCAAAGCCGGGCAAGGTCAAGATGGTCTGCAATGAGCGCTTCGGCGTATTCGGCGGGCAAACGGTAAAGCTCCATAAACTCGGCAACACCCAGATCAGGATAAAAACCATCCCCATCAAGCACTGTGGTGGCAGTTTTGCCGGTTGTAATGCCAAAACCCTTTAGGGAGCTCATGAAAACCTCAAAAGTAGGAAGGCGCGAGGCTTGCGCCTCTACGGCAGCGGCCGACCCGCTAGAGAAACGCCGCCCGCGCCTTCCGGTTGGGGGATGAGTATGTGTTAATCTTCAGAGGGCGCCGCCGGGCTGTCATCTCCGGTGGCACCGTCCTCGGGGGATGTATCCCCGCGTTCAATTCTCTTGCGGATCCTGTCCAGAGCGGTTTTGACCTTGGCACCGAGATCCAGCGCCCGTTGCAAATGGGCTTCGGCTTCTTCAAGCCTGCCCCCGCGCTCGGCTACCAGCCCCTGCAGACGGCAATAACGGGCAGTTAAATCATCGGGCAGGTTCCAGCAGTCCGGATCTTCTGCAATGCCAAGAGCGCAGTTGGTAAAGTACGGCTCCACAGAACGGTTGCCGTTAAATTCTCCCTCGGCCCAAGCCGCAACCTGCGAGGCCACGAAATAAGGCACAGCAGACTGAAAGCGCTCGGGCAGCTTGAGGCCGCACTGCATGGCCCACTCGGCAAACGCCATCGCTTCATCCATTTTGCCCGCGTCGAACAACCACACCAGCCAGTAGCCCAGGAGTTCATGCTTCTGCCCTTGCTGACGCAGCCGATCCACATAGGCGGCATACTTGGGCAACAGCACATCACGCTTGTGCGCGGCCTTGCGCTCGGTTGCGGCCATACCCCTGAGCACGGCAAGATCTTCAGCCAGGGAGGCCGTAAGGAACTCCTCAAGCTGGCGGCCAGCCAGAAGGCCCTTGCCCTGGGGAGATGCCGGGGCCTTGCCCTTGGGCAACTGGGCAATAACGCGCCCCTCATTGCCAACACGATCCTGATGCGCCCGCATGATGCCGAATTTCATTATTTCCACACCGTTTGGCCGCCCTCTTCAAAGGGCAGTTTGACGTTGGCGAATTCCCAGGCCACGAGCTGCTCGGGCGTTTCAACCACATAGCCCTCGTTGCGGGAAAGGTAGTCTTCGTACTGGTCCTTCTTGGCGTTGTCTTCAATTTTGCGCCGCCAGGAGGTGTCCTGATGGTACAGGGAGAGGTTGGCCAGAGGCGTAATGACGAGGCCGCGCGCGGGGAAGAAAGACGGCGTTTCCCAGGGCAGGCCGCCGTACTTTTGCGAAAAGGAATCCATAGCCGCTTTTTCGGTAGGCGTGCCCTGCACTGCTTCAAAAAGCATGGCGCGCTCGCGCACAATGAGGTCGCGCCCGATGAGGGCCACGAGATCCTTCTGCAGGTAATACGGGATGCCCTCGACCATGTCGTTGATGGCCACATCAAGGCAGGAGTAGTCACCGCCTTTACCGATGCGAATTTCGCCCGCGTGCTCGCCCTCAGTGAGGATATTGGCGGGCAGATTGTCGCGCATGTATTGCAGCCAGCCCTTGTTCACATCCTGCATGAGAGGGTTGGCCACAAGGTCGGTTGTGGCCACGGCACGTTCGCCATACCAGCCGATAAGTTCACGGTCGGCGGCGATGCGTTCCTGCACATAGCGGGCGTAACGGTCGGCCAAATCGGGAAACTTGGCCCAAACGTCGATGGTGTTATAGCGGATGGCAACGTCAGAATCCGTTTTGTGGAGCTGATAGTCATATTTGCCGAGGCCCAGCACGTCCTTGGGTTTGCGTTCGCCATTGCCGCTGGTGTCGGTACGGCTGGTGACGGGCTCCTTGGCGTAACCGAGCAGATTTTCGCCCACCAGCTCGTCCACAGGCACAATGTTGATGCGGGGCAAAAATGTGGACTGCTCCACAATCTTGTCGTTAAGACGCTGCGCCACACTGGGCTCAATGGCGAAATGCTCGCCCACACTGGGCACGCTGTAGCCCTGAGCCAGCGCCGACAGCACCTCACGGGCGAAGCGTTCGGAAGTATTCTTTCTCATGATGTTCCTTAAGCGGTGTGGCGCTGACTGGCGCTACAGAAGGGGTTTACGCGCTGCGCCAAGGGTTTTGGGAGCCGTGGTGCCCGGGCGGGCAGCGGCCGCAGCCTGACGGAATTCATTGCGCAGAGCGCCGATCTGGCGGGCAAGAGCCTTGACGGCAAAATCGCCGCCAGAAGCATCGCCAGAGCCACCGGCTGCAACGTCAACTTCAAGCGCGGCCAGACGGCCTTCAAATCCGCCGACCTGTTCAGCCAGGGCGGCAACAGTTTCTTCAACGGCGGTAACGCGGGCTTCCAGTTCTTCCATGTTTGATTCCTTTTCGGGGTTTGGCGCAGCTTCCGGCGCGGCCCCTTCGGTTTTGTTGAAAAATTGAGGAAAAAATCGCTTGAACCAGCCCGGGGCATCGTCTTTGTCTTCGGGCTTCATTGGGGCGTAGGGCACGTTACTGAAACAATTGGTGTCCTTTTGCGCGGTAAAGCGAGTGCTTGGCATGCCAAGAGAGGCCGGGCTGTCAGTCACGCCCAGGCCGGACAGGTAGGTCTTGCCGGAGTCGGCAAAGTTTTCGCTCACTTCAATGGAATAGAACAGACCTTGCCCGGCGGCGTTGTAGTCAAGCATGGCGGCATTGGGAGCAAAACGGGCAAACAGCGAAAACACGCCCGCCTCATCCGGCCCGGCGCGCAGTTCCAGCACTTCGCCAAGGTTGCCGAACCAGCGGCAGTGTTCTGGCCAGAGCATGGCTGTGTAGGTGGCAGGATTGTAAGATTCTGCCATTTCGCGCAGCCATTCTTCATGAATGGTTCTGCCGTCAGCAGCGGGACCGACCTGGGCCACTTTGATGAAGTCAGTTGTGAGCTTTGCCATGAAGACAGATAGACACAAAGCAGGTGGATAGGTCAAAACATCTTGGTTGTAAAAAGGCAATCTACAATTAAAATATGGAGAATATGACTGTTTATAATGATAATCAGGTTTTATGCCTGAACCTGATACGGACAGAAAACGAGGTCAAAATGACCCAAAATCACAGCCGCCCCGCCGCCGTTACCCCGAGGAAGTGAAGAATGCCGCCCGGAGCCTTTTTTTGCGCCACTGGAAGGTGGCAGAAGTAGCGGAAACCCTGGGCGTGCCTGAGCGCACCATTTATGATTGGTCGGTAAAAGGGGCATGGCTTGATCTTTTGAGCCATGAGGGACCAGACGAGGCCATAAACCGCCGCCTTGAAGTGCTGGTGGGGCGTGACAACAAAACGCAGGCCGAGCTGCGCGAGATTGACCTGCTCATATCAAGTCAGGAGCGCCGCCTGCGCATGCGTGAGCGTGAACAGGCCCAGGCGGCCACAGTTGGGCAAAGCGGAGAAGCAGCAGAAGGCCGGGAACGGGAGAACCCCTTTCACGGCGGCACAACCGCCAAAAAGAGCGGAAAAAAAAGCCGGAAAAAGAACGATGTTTCGCACCTGACCGCCGAGGATTTTAAGGAACGGCTGCACAAACGCTTTTTTGCCTACCAGCGGGAAATTAGCGCCACAAAAGAGCACCGGAACCGCATGTTTTTGAAGGCCCGCCAGTTGGGTTTTACATGGTTTTTCGCGCAGGAGGCCTTTGAAGACGCGGTGCTGAACGGGGATAACCAGATATTTCTTTCAGCAACCAGGGCGCAGAGCGAAATATTTTTGCACTACATACGCGACATTTGCGGCGAAGCCTTTGACATTGAGCTCAAGGGCAACCCGCTGGTGCTGCATACTGCAAAAGGGCCGGCCACCCTGTATTTTCTGGCAACATCTTCCAGATCGGCCCAAGGCTATCACGGGCATGTGTATGGCGACGAATTCTTCTGGATGCCCAAGTTCAAGGAATTCTGGAAAGTGGCCAGCGGCATGGCCGCGCATGCCAAATGGCGGCGCACCATGTTTTCAACGCCGTCAATCATCACGCATGAGGCCTATCCGCGCTGGAGCGGCAAGGAATACCTTTCGCGCTTCAAAAATCCCGCACCTTGGCCGGACAAAGCAGCACTGCGCCAGGGGCTGATATGCCCGGACAATACCTACCGCCGCATTGTCACCCTTGACGATGCCGAGGCCGGTGGCTGTAACCTATTCAACCGGGCCGATCTGGAGCAGGAATACAGCCCCGAGGATATGCGCCAGCTTTTCGGCTGCGAATTTATTGACGACACCTTGGCCGTCTTTTTGTTGGGCCTGCTTGAAGGCTGCATGGAAGACCCGGACGGATGGGGCATTGATTTGCGCCAGGCCCGTCCGGTGGACAATGCCGGGGTATGGGGAGGGTACGACCCCTCGCGCACGCGAGATGACGCCAGCTTTGTTGTGCTGCTGCCGCCGCAAAAGGCAGGCGACAAGATACGCACGCTGGAGCGCCACACCTGGAAGGGCAAAAGCTATTTGTGGCAGGTGGGCCGCATACGCGAGCTGCACGATAAATACCGCTTTCAGCACATGGGCATTGACGTAACCGGCCCGGGGCAGGCCGTGCTTGAAAATGTGCGCCTGTTCTGCCCCGTGGCCATGCCCATAACTTACAGCCTTGCAACCAAGGCCGCCCTGGTGCTGAAGGCGCTTGAAGTGATGGAACAAAAACGCCTCGCCTGGGACGCCGCTGAAACGGATATTGCCCACGCCTTCATGACCATTCGGCAAGTGGCCACGCCCAGTGGGCAAGTAACCTATGCCGCCCACAGAACAGACACCACAGGCCATGCTGACGTGGCCTGGGCCATCATGCACGCTCTGGCCGCCGAGCCGTTGGCGCGGCAGTCACGGGTTGGGGGCAAGACAAGCTCGCTGGCATTCAGCTCATAAAGGAAGCTACATGAAAAAACACAAAAAGCGGCCCGGCGGGCAGCATGCGGCAGCTACCAAGGGCGACCAAAGCCGGGCCATAGCCTTCAGCTTTGGCGAGCCGGAAAGCGTGATGACGGGCGAGCTTTCGCAGTATCTTGGCGTATATTTGCAGGACAACGGGCAGTATTATCAAACACCCGTGCCCCTGACCGGCCTTGCCCGGCTGCTGCGGGCCAACGCCTACCACTGGCCCATGCTGGAATTCAAGGTAAACAAGCTGTTGCGGGGCTTTATGGGCAGCGCAGCGCTTGACCGCATAACCATGCGCAAGGCAGCCACAGACTATATGGTGTTTGCCAACGCCTATTTGCAGCGGCTGTACAACATGTTTGGGCAGGTGGTGGGCTATGCCCACCTGGCGGCCATAAACATGCGCCGTGCCAAGGCTGACGACCAGTACATAATGCTTGGCGTGGACGGCAGCATGACCACCTTTGAACCGGGCGAAGTGCTGCACGTTAAGAACTATGACGTGTCGCAAGAAATTTACGGCCTGCCCTCGTACCTGGGGGCCATACAGAGTATGCTGCTGCAGGAGGACGCCACACTGTTTCGCCGCCGTTATTACCGCAACGGCGCGCATATGGGCTATGTGTTCTATAGCAGCTCGGCCTATCTGGACCTTGACGACGAAAGCGCCTTGCGCATGGCCATGAAGGAAAGCAAGGGCGTGGGGAACTTTCGCAACCTGTTCTTGCACATACCCAACGGCAAGGAAAAAGACATTCAGATACTGCCTGTGGGCGATTTTTCTACCAAGGACGAGTTGGAGAAAATCAAGAACATATCACGCGACGACATTATCGCGGCCCACCGCATACCGCCCGCCCTGGCCAACATCATACCCTCGGTAGCCGGAGGCCTGGGCGACATTGAAAAAGCCGATGCCGTGTATGTGCAGAACGAAATTGAACCGTTGCGGGAAGACCTGGGCGTGGTGAACGACGATTTGCCGGAACACCTGCGAGTACGATTCGGCGGATACGGGTACATAGCAGACATAGATGCCCATATGCCTTGACGAGGCGGCATTAAAGGGCAAAACTTTGCGAGCAGAGGTCAGTTATGCGAATCTATTGCCCGCGGTGCGAGGCCAAGGCCACCATACGCACAAGTAAAGAACTCAGCGCCACCATGCGCCAACTTTATTGCACCTGCAATGATCCAGAATGTGGACACACGTTCGTTATGGATCTGACATTTTCACACACCCTTTCCCCGTCAGCTCGTGATTTGCCCGAACATATCCGGCGAGATATCCGAAAAAAAAGTGCCATGGAGCAAGTGCAGTTGTTCGCGCAATTAGCCTGAAAAAGCCCCGGTTTTCCGGGGCTTTTTCTGTTTTACTGGCAGCTTTTAGCTGTTGGCTTCGTCCACCTCTTCACCGCAACGGAACACTTCAGCGCTGATCATGCGCAAGATCAGGGCCAGGCCACCCTGCTCTTCTGGTAACGTCTCCGAAACATGGTCAAGGGATGCCGCCAAGGTGTAGAGATGCAGAGCCGTAGAGGTTTCACGAGCTTGCTGGTGTGGTGCGAACACTACTGTATCCTCCCTTGTATCGGCGAGGGCGGCGAGCATGGCGCCAGTTTCCGCAGCCAGCCAGACAAGCTGCGCCTGCTGGTTTTCGAGCGTCCGGCGCGCGCCTGTCCTGTCTTCCAGCGCTTGTGGGGGCGGCGTTATGGCTTTGCCAACGGCCTGAATAACCGTGGCCAATTCATCAGCAAGGTCGGCAAAATCGCCGCGCTGGCGCTCAAGGGCTGCCAGTACTTCTGTGGGAGTGTCAAAGTGTATGGTCTGGATGTGTGCGCAGTTCATGCCGCCACCTCCTTGCGCAAGGCCGCGCGCGGGGCCGCCAACTGTGCCACCTGGGCCAGATCGGCCGCAAGCTCTGCCTGCCGCTGGGCAAGGCACTCAAGGGCAAGGCGGCGCATATGACCAGAGCCGCGCTTAACATGTTCTGCAAGCACGGCCAGCTCAAGCTGCTGTTCCTGAACAAGGGAAAGACGATGGGAAAGAAAGGACTTATTCATGACCGACCTCCCCTTCCGTCTGCGGGCGGAAGAAAACCATGCAACGTACTGTTCTTCCTAACAGGACGGAGTAGACCACCTTGCTGGCAGCCATGAGGCGATAGGTATGGCCCAAGGGCAACAAACGCCGTAGCTCGGTCACGGTGAAGGGACAAATATCTTGCGCTTTGGCTGCCTGCACAACCTCGGTAAGCCGCAAGGCAATGAGATCAGGATTGCGGGAATGGTTGAGCCTGCCGTCCGCATTGAGTGTGTGGAACTGCTGCCAGAACAGTTTGAGCATGGGCGGCTCCGTAACTATCTGTATTTCACGCTGATAGCGCGCCACGGCCTGTTCGCTGACCTTGCGGCCCTGGGCCAAAAGCTGGTTGTTCTGGTGCAGCACATGCAGGGCGGCGGCGTTGATGGCCTGCTGGTCACTGTTTTCTTCCTGCAGGCCAAACATGGTGAAAAGCTGATCGCACAGGGACTGCGAGGGCATGTTGGTCAGCATGGCCCACAGGGCCACAAGACGGCGCAGTTCGGCAAGGGTAACATTGCCGGGCGTCATGACCGGCTGTGCGGCTTGCCCGTAAGAACCTGTTTTGCGTAAGGCGGGCAACACTTCGCCCGCAAGCCATTTTTGGAAAGGCAGGGCCTTGGGCTTGTCGCTGCGGCCAAGAAAGAAATACAAACCCTGCTCTGTGAGGGTGAGCATTTCTTGGATCGCCGAGGGGGTCTGAACAGAATAGACCCCCCTCCATTCTTCAGGAACGTGACCAATGGTAGAGGATCCCTTCCACTCATAATCGAGGGCGAGGGCAACATCTTTTGCCACAAAAAGGGGGGCGCCGTGCGGGTCGGGGATTACACGAACAAGGCTTTCTTCAAAAGCCAGGGGCATAAGCCCTTGCTGTGGGGATTGGGACATAAGGCCTCCGAGGGATTCTTTGATTGGAATTTTCACAAGACGCAAAAACTCCGGGTGCTCAAAACCGTCCTCGGAACGGCGGGCGTATTCCGCTTGCGCGTATTCTATTAGCCCACACCCGGAGATAACTCCGATGGTAACCCTTTGCCATGCGCGGGACGCACAACGGGCGCAAAAAAAGCCACTTATAACGGAATGGCCAGCCGCCGAGGAAACAGAGTGTTTTGAAGCACCTCTTGAGAGAATGGCAGGAAGGAATTAGGCTGTCAAGAGATCATCTGGGAGAAGACATGGAACTAAATCTATTTCCACCTTCGCTATATAAATACTATCCCCCAAAAAATTGGGATTTTATTTTTAAACAATGGACAATTCGATTCACTCCGATGAACGAATTTAATGATCCGTTTGAGGCTCTGCCAAAATTAAACTTTTGTATTAAAGAAACTCACAATAAAATATATTTAGATATAGTTACAAAATTATTGCTACGAAGGTTTATGCCCCAAATTTATTCTTTAGATTTTAGCAGCTTTCTAGATGAATATTACACGTTTATGAATGACAGAATTATTAGAGAAAAATACTATCAAGATAGCTATAGAGAGAAATTCCATAAAAACTTTACAATGTTATGTGGAGCATTTTGTCTTACTGAATCCGATGACAATATGTTGATGTGGTCTCATTATGCAGATTCGCATAAAGGGTTTGTTATTGAATTTGATGCAGAACATATTCACTCATCTGTTATTCATGGAAAGCAGTCTCTTATGTTTAATAAAATAGTGTATGTTCAAGATAGGCCAGAAATAGATATGTATGACCTTTGGAACAGAGGTAATGACACAGACATGTATGTAACAGCGTTAAAATATTTTTATTCAAAAAGTGACAGGTGGAAATATGAAAAAGAATGGAGAACTGTAATCAAATTTCATGAAACCGAACGCCAAAATAATAATTTTGGCGTTGTTAGTATAGATCAGCGAGCTATAAAAAGCGTCACATTTGGAATTTCCATGTCAGACTCTGAAGTAAATAAGAAATATAAAGAAATAAAAAGTGATGAAAAATGTGCTCATATATCGTTGAGAAAGGCCATCCAACACGAAAAAGAATATAAAATAATTATAAACAACTTGGATTAACGATATAAAATTAAGACTGAATAACTATAGGTTCAATTGGTTCTCCATGAAAAAGCTTTCGCGTTGCTTTCATAGTTTTCCCATATATTTTATCATATTCAATTATAGTGTCCCACAATTCGTTTGAACCGTCTGTTTCTTTCCATAATTTTTTAAAATCTAGCATTTGAGGATGCTGCAATATGTATTCATACAACCTATGGAGGTAAGAAAAATATTCACTAGTGCAGCTCATATACAATAGAATTCTAAGTTGTGATAATTTTTTAAAATCAAGTTCTATTTCATAAAACATATCTGTCTGTAAAATTGACAAATATTCTACAATATTTTTTTTCTTGTCATTAAAATTTATCTTCTCAAGTTCAATTTTTCGCAGTTGATAAATCTCATCAGATTTGCTTTTTACTGATGAAAATATTTTTTCTCTTTCAACCTCAAGATTGTCCTTATGTATTTTTTGGGAAATATTGATATTCTTCATTCCCATATAATACGCTACAGTAGCCGGAATAATACCGCCAGCAATGCCCGTGAGCAGGCTCGTCCAATTGATGTCCATGCCTATCCCCAGTTTTGTGCGTTACTCAGCATGTTAGCCAGCGCCCAGTCGTCGCCCGTGTCCAGCTCCAGGGTATGTGAGCGCACGAGGTCGCGGCCCACAAGAACGGAGCCGCCAGTGGGAACAATGCTGATGATCTTGTTGTGGGCCACGCGCAGGCTTTTTTCGCCCATGAAGTAAAGGTACTTGTTGGTAATGGCCAGGGGGCCGGAACCGATACTGATGCGCTGTTCAACAGGAACCTTGTGGCCCTTGTAGTTGCCCACGCGCCAGTAAACGCCCTTGGCTATGCGTATGGACGTGCCGCGTGAACCGCCCTCGTAGCGGTACCCGGTTTTGTGTTCATAGGCATGCACATTGCGGAACACCCAAATGACCACCTCTTTTTTGCCGATGTTGAAGGGCATGTCCGTCACTTCCAGGCGGGGATTGACCTTGCCCTCCATGAGGTCGCGGATAACAGCCGCCTGAGTGAGCCTTTCGCCCAGGGCGAGGGGTAGGTCGTTGACGGTGATCTGGTAGTGGCTCATGAGGTCGGCAATGCGGCTTTCTTCATCTTCGCTCAAAATACCGTCTTGCAGGGCCTGATCCACCACGCCATCCAGTGAAGACATGACGGCGGCGCGCACGGTGGGCACGTCGAGCCTTGCGGGCATGGCCACTTTGGATACTGCCCCGGCCACGGTAAAGAGATCGTCCAGCAGCACGCCTGAAACCACGGCGCGGCTTATGTCTCTGGTGGCCTGATTGACCTCGGCCTTGCGGGCGCGGTCATCGCGCATACGCTGGAAGAAGCCTTTTTTCTCACCCGTGGCTGTAACGGTGGGCGTACGCAGCACGGCGACACTGATGGGCGCGGCAGAGCCGCGACGGGGCCAGAGCTTTTTAAAAAGACGGACGCTGCCCCAAATAAGAATAAGATCAATAGTGAACAGCGTAGCATAAACGCCTTTGGGCGTAGGCTCTTTGGGTACAAGCTGCCCTGTAGTTTCAAGCAGAAGCATAACGCTCAGGATCAGGGCCGTACCGGCCAGCCACCAGAAACCCATAATTTTCAGAAAACGCATGCAGCCCCCCAATGCTATTATAAGTATAGGGTAGTCTGCCCCATGCCGAAAGCTATTACAAGCCAGAAACGAGGTAGGAAAGGAGTGGCAACGATAATGCGCTGGCGTTAGTTGGCTTCAATAAAAAAAGCCAGATAATCCGGCTTTTCTTATGTTATCTAGTGAGTATGTTAACGCGCGCTGTGCGAATCGCGTGCAAGACAGTTGGCTATCCACACCTTGACCAGCGCCTGACGGCTCACGCCCAGGTGGCGGGCCTCGGTATCAAGGGCGTCTACCATCCAGACGGGAAAATCCACGTTAACCCGCTGCGTCTGCTTGTTGGGCCTGCGGGCCGCTGCCCAGTCCACATGGCCGGAAATGTCTTCGCCAGCGTCAAAGCGGCGGTCAAATTCCTCGGCTGAAATCTTCTTTTCATGACTCATAGTATTCCACCTCTTCCTTGCGGGAGCGCCGTACTGAGATAATGCGCACGGCCCCGCCCCTGTATGTGATAACCCCGGTCCACATTTTGCCGCTGATAGCGCCGATAACAAGGTAGCGCTCTTCACCTGTGCGCAGCACTGGCACCTCAAGAAGGTTTTCGTCTTCCCACAGGGCCTGGGCCTCTTCAAAGGTGAGGCCGTGTTTGATCTTGTTGGCCGCGCTCTTGGCCGGATCGTATTCAAACTTCATGCTGATATGGTATAAAAAATATACTCTTTGTCAATGGCGGCAGAGGTAGCAATAGGCAGGGGGTCAGATGTAAAGCAGGCCAGGGGTTCGCAACAGCGTAATATCTGTTATGTGTTGTAATTTCAGTATAATACACCGTAACATCACCTGAGACATATTGTAATATAATAAATAAAAACAGTATGTTATAAAACATAAAATGTTACCGGAAAAGATAACATTATTATGGTGAGAAACCGTAACCATGTTGCATTAATATTACTATATAACTATATGAAATAATGTAATATTACATATGTTACGCCTTTCCGATGCCCCCAAGGAAAATATGAGTACGATTTTTTCAAGAGACAGCTTTTATGGTCATTAAATAATTTTTTCAGCATGTTGTCCTGTTTTGGCGTTATGTCTGCCTGGGGATAAAAAAGCCCCGCGCCGGAGAGTTAATCGGCACGGGGCGGTGAGAGGGCTGTGTGAGGCAGCCCCTTTTATGGAAAGGCTAGATTGTCAGGCGGGCTTGATCCAGAGGAGAACAAGTTTCAGCAGCAGCAAAGATGCAGCATATATTCAGCATGAGGCGCGTACCTTCGCTTTTGTCATTGTGCTTTCCAGCCTGGGCCAGCAGGCGACGGAAGGCATCGCGCTTATACGGTTCGGGCAAGCGCACAATCTGCTTTACCTCGTCCATATTCAGCCGCAGATCGTAGCCGCCAGTTTTGCGTATGGATGGCAGTACTTCTCCATAGATCCATTTTTGAAATGGCAACGCTTTGGGTTTGTCACTTCTGCCGAGAAACCAGTAGAGGCCAGGCTCAGCCAAGCAATGCACCTCCTGCCGTCCTCCAAGGGTCTTAATCGGTTTAAGACCCTTCCACTCTTCTGGAATGGATTGCACCAAATTTATGATCTGCGTTATGGACGACTCTTGATACTCCAGAGCCTCGGCCACATCTTTGGCAACAAACCAAAGGACGCCAGTTTCGTCCTGCGCTACGCGCACATCAGAATTGCCGAATACAAAAGAATTGCGTACAGTTTCCATAAGTCATTTCCCTTCATAAGGTTAAATGGTTATTTGAGCAGCCTCGCCCAACGGGGCTGCTCTTCTTTTGTTCACCACCCCCGCCAACGCGTGAGCTGATCCACCAGGGCTTCCACAGTTGGGAACCATCTGGTCACACAGCCCTTGATCATGACGCCGGGGCGCTGATCCGGCCCGGCCACTCCCCACACGGGCACCCCTGCGGCCCAGGCTATACCCAGTTCTGCCGAGGCATCGCAGCCAGAGGGGCCGATGTAGACCACCATATCGGCGCTGCCCAGGGCACGGCTGCAATAAGCAAAGGCCGCACCGTGAGGATCTTCATTTTTGCGGGTGTCGAAGTCCGGCCCGGGCTTGGGCAAAAAGCGCGTCCAGTCTTGCAGCTCAAAGCGTGAAAGCACGAGTGCCTCCTGAATCTGGCGATAGGCCGCAAGATTGCGCGTGGACGTGCAGATGTAGAGTTTTCGGGTGTGTGAGCCTGCGAACATGAGCATGATTCCTCCCCCTAAAAATCGTCGGTAGTTGTGGCGTATCCGCCAGCACGGCTGAAAACCCAGCAACGCATGGTCTTGCCCGTGATGCGGCTATTGATGGGCATGTTGCCCATGTACTTGTGGCGACGGCACAGGGGCAGCAGCTTTTTAAGCTGGCCCACGTCTGGTACTGGCTGCCCCCAGGTGCGGCATTCTTCCATAAGCTGATTGAGGTTGATGGCGATGCGGCCATCGTTGTTGCGGGCATGGTTGAGCGGTTCGGGATCGGCCTTGTCAAGGCGCAGGCTGGCCGTGATCTTGATGGTGATGTATTCGTAAATGTCCCAAAACTGCTCGACCAGCGGGTGGTCATTGGCCAGGCGCTTTTCACGCGCCAGGGCGCGGCCAAGCAGATAGTTGAAAAGCCCGCTCTTCAGTTCGTCTGTCATGAAGTCGCCAAAGATCACGCCCAGGGCATCACCACAGGCCGCAACCTGGGCGTGGTTTTTGATAATGCGCTCGTTGTGCAGCTCGCCGCCAGAGAGCATCGTTTCGTATTTTGTGTATGCCTGGGCATAGGTTTCAAGAAAGTCGCGCTCACGGGTCAGCGCCCGGTTGAGAAAGCCGCCCACAGTGCCCACGCTCTGGCGTTCAAACCAGCGGGCAAGATCGCGTGTGCCCTGGCCGTGGTGCTTCTTATCCGCATGGCAATGCACGATGCGTTGCAGCAGGGCTTCCGAACCTTCAACTTCGGCATTTTGCGAAATGATCAGCGAGGCCTGAAACACGCTTTCGTCCGTCTCGTTGCCGCGCCGCGAAACGCCCAGGGTGCCGGTGCCGCGTCCGTTGAAGAACGGTTTTACCTCGTCAAAGCCGAACTGCTTCTGGCGGGAGTCTTTTTGACCGTCGTCGCGGTCAGATTCGATAATGACAACGGGCAGGTTACTGACCTGGCTGAATGCACGGCGGCGGCCTGCTGCCGTAGACTTGAGCAAGTCAAAGCCTTCGTAATCGTCACGGCCCAGCAGCTTCCATAAAAATTCAAGCACGGTGGATTTGCCCGCGCCGGGATCGCCAGTGAATTCAAGCAGCGGGAACGATTTATCCCGGCTGCGGATCTGCTGCACAAAAAGCGAAGCGGCAAAAAACGCCAGCACGGCCAGCCCCTGCCAGTGGAAGGCTTTAACAAAGTTGGGCAGCCAGTCCGGTTTGAATTCTCCCTCGGTGGTAATGGAAACGCTGGCCAAGGTAGTTTTGACGCCCTGGCGGTTGATCTCGAAATAGCCCTGGTCGTTTGCAGCCATGCGGCGGCCGCAGTGCCATGCGTTGTCTTTAAAAATGTAGGCCTTGGTAGCCGAGTCGTAGCCCACGAATGGCAAGGCAGAAACTGTGACAAGGCGGCGGTTGAGCCAGCCCTCGCGCAGAATGCGAAACTGCTTTGCAGCACCGTCGAACGTGCCGCCAAGGCTGCGGTTAAGCAGAGCCTTGTTGAACTCTGCCGGGCAGGTGATGGCCGAGCCTTCAAGAGGGATGATCTCGTCCGGCGTTCCGTTGGCATAGGCAATCTGGAACTGATAGCGGATCTCGTCCATGATGGGATCTTTGGTGATGTACAGGCAACGCGGCAGCACGTTGGAGATCTGGTCTACACCACAGTGGCGGTTGAATATCTGGCGGCCCTCTGGCGTCATAAGGATCTGCCCTTCCGGGTCGTCTGGATCGTCTTTCACCTGGGGCTGCTCTGGCATCTCTGCCGAGGACGTTGACGCCTCGGTGGAGGCTTTGGTGGGTGTGGTTTTCGCCGCTGCTTTTTCCTGCTCTGCTTGCTTGGCTCTTTGAGCCTTGGCCTCGGCCGCACGGTTCTCCGCGTCTTTTTCAGCCTGGGCGTTTACAGCATTATAAACTTCGGTGCGGAAGTCGGCCCGCAGCTCAATCCAGTAAAGGGCATTATTGAAGTCGAGCAAAAAATTCTCGCGCCTGTTGCGCACGTAGTAATGGAAGGCTTTTTCTTCCACGCTCTCTGCGACCATGAGACGGCCATTGTAGAGCCCCTTGGAAATGAGCACTGGGGTCAGGTGCTCGGCCCGCCACATGTCGTCCCAGTCCTGCCCTTTAGGCGGTAAACAAACGCTGGCCAGCTCGCCCATTTGCTTCAGGCGCTGGTAGTGCCGCTTGGCCCAACGGCTGCCAGCGGCATCGGCATCCATAGCCACCGTCCACTTAACGCTTTTAGCTGCATGCTCCTTGATAAAGACATCGGGGAACGTATTGCATGAAAAGCAGGCCACGGCCTTAAACCCGGCATGGTAAAGCGCGATGGCGTGAAAGATGCCTTCCACCAGAAAAACGCGGTCAAGCTTTTCTATGGCCATGCCGGGCGGGATCCATGCGTCACCACGAAACAGGGTGCCGTCGTCCTTACGTTTGCCGCCGAAGCTGGCCTTGTTGCCGTTGTTGCCCTTGCGGCCGATCAGGCGCTCCCACCAGCGTGTGCGCGCTGCATCAAGATAAAAGCGCACGGTGGGGATGTACTGGTCTGTGCCGTGTACGGGGCAAGCGCCCTGCTCGTACCAGCCACGGATCTTGCCCAGGTCGAAGCCACGATCCAGAGCAAGGTAGGCATCGGCTGTGGCGTCGCGGTTTTCTGCAGTGGGCGGATAGCGCTTGGCAAAGTTGCCAAAAAAATCAGGCAAGGCCTCGCGCACGTTCTGTTCAAAGGCACATTTGTTCAGACGGGTGCAGCGCAGCACATACGGATGGCTAGTGCCGATATACAGAGTTTTTTGCTCGCATGATGGGCAGACCCCGCGCAGGTAGTTACCTGATCGCTTCAGCTCATAGAGGCGGGAATCAAGCAGCGCGTTGACGATTTCTGAGGCAGGAATGTCATGCGCCATGACGTACCACTTTTTTGTCATGCGCACGTAAAGCCCCCGCCAGACCTGTTGCAGCTTCGAGCAGGTCGAGTACTTCTTTCAGGATTGTGCGGTTTTCAGCCTTGCTGATGCGATTATCTGCCGTGGCGGCTATTATTTTTTCAGATACATGGCCAAGCTCCTTGGCCAAGCTTAGAACCTGAGTATGGAGAAAGCTGGGGGTGACGGGTAAATGGGGCTGAGAGGTGCATGCCACGCGGGCAAATTGCCACTCGATCACCAAGGTATTACCCACAGCATCGCAAAATGCCGGGATGTCTTCGTAACTTGGAAAATATTTTTCCGCTGAGGTCACACGCCGTAAAAAGGATTCACTCACACCTAGGTGTTTTGCAAGAACTGAGGGAGCATGACGGCTGCGTGAGATGGCCAGCCGAAAAACATCCTCTGGCGCAAGGCTCGCTAAATGTTCCATAGTAGCTCTCCTGTGGATTTATCCGTTTGATTGCGGGAGATGCCACGTAGGCTACTGTGACCTTGAGGCCAGTACTTTGCGCAGGGCCTGCCGAACAACCTTGGGGGATACTGTGCCCTCAGCTACCAAAGCGCGCAGTACCATGCGCAGGGTAAGCAGCTTGCCCTCGGCAATGATATGAAGCCCGGCTGCTCGCGACATGCAGATGTTTCGTCCGCGGCGAAAACTGCGAACGTCCATACCAATAGCCCGAGCCGCCTGCGAGTAGGAGCCGTGAAAATGCCTTAGCCGTTCAATATGAGTGTGCAGTTGTGTTTTCATGTTTTTTAAATAGGCCGTATTGACCTATAGTGTCAAGACAGATTTCGCCTCTTCGCATAGGGCGTATTGCCCTCTATAGTGGATTTATGAAAAAATCAGAACTTCTTGAGAATCTGTTTGTAGAGGCAATGGCAAGACGCGTCGAAGCCGCGGGGATGTCGCACTCTGAGTTTGGCAGGCGCGTTTTTGGAGAAGACTCAGGCGCAAGAGCATGGCGCGCGACGCGAGAAAAGGAACGCAAGCGAGGCTTAGGCATTGGCGAAGCTTACATGATGGCCGAAGCGTTGGACGTGGAATTTCCCACATTGGTGTGGGAGGTCATGCAGGAAATCAAAGATAGGATGAATTGACCTTTTTATACCTTGAAAACTAGGTGGAATAAACCTAGCATGGGTGCCTTTAGGAGGTGCCTATGCACATAAGACACGCCACAAGCTCACCGTACAAAACTACGGAAGAGGCCGCTGCCTATATCCGCAAAGGACTTTCAACTTTTCGGGGATACGTCAGGAGATACAAAATCCCACGGCACGGCCCAGCAGGCGACAGGTTCCGCACTGAAGACCTGGATGCCTTTATGGTTGACTGCAATTACTTTTTACACTCTGCCCGACGATCTCAAATTCGGGAAAAATCTTCATTCACTCCCGTGAGCATATGAGTATTGGCTGCAAAAAAAACGGAACATGGTACGTACAATACCGCATCCCTGGGGAGAAATACCCACTCCGCGAATACACGGGAATTGGCGAGGAAGGCAAAACCGCAGCCCGTGAACTAGACAGGCAGGTCAAAGAGCAGAAAGCAAAGGGGGCTGTTACTAAGCGGGTACAACGGACTGGCCGGATACACCTGGATCAGTTGGCCCAAGCATATCTCACTGAGAGGAAATTGAGCGGAAAATCAGCACAATGGCTTGAAGAGATGGAAACTCTTTTCAACAAAAAAATCTTGCCGAGGTTATGCTTTTGCCCTGTTGATGATCTCAAATACCCAGACGTTATTGCTATGGCCGCCGAAGCTTGGCCCACAGTCTCCCTGGCAACTCGGCAGCGATACCTTGGCTATCTCAAGGCGGCTTTCAACTTTGGGCGCAAGCATGAACTCACCGCCACTAATCCACTCGACAAGTGGGAGCGGCAGAAAGAGCCACGTCTCGAATTCAACTTTTCTGTCCCTGACCTCCTAAAGCTATATGACTGCGCAGCACCACACCTCGCGTGGGCAATAAAAGTAGAGTGGCACATCGGCACTCGCCCAGGCCGTTCAGAACTCTTTGCCCTCCGATGGCGACATATCGACTTTGAATCTAGGATCATCAAAATATATGGGACAAAAACCGACGGTTCCTTTCGTGCCGTCCCCATGCTCCCACACTTCGAGGCTGCACTTAAAGAAAAGCGGAAACAAGCCCTGGGGGAGTTTGTTGTTGACTACAAAGGGCGGCAGGTAAAAAAGTTACAGACAGCGTTTGAAGGAGCGCAAAGACGTGCAAATCTTGGATACCACGTCCGCATGTATGACATTCGCCACTTATTTGCTACCACCATGCTTAATGGCGGTGCGGATCATGCTGCCGTTGCTAAACTTTTGGGGCATAGCGCCGTCTCGACGACACACAAATGGTACTACCACGTCTTACCTGGTGAGACTCGTCGCGCTTTGGCCGTAAAGCCTGACCCCTTCTAG